TGAGTGAAGTCATTAAACCTAAAGATCTAGTTGGTATCCCATGGCGGGTTGCTTTTGCCTTACAGGCGCGCGGCTGGTTTCTGAGGTCTGAAATTATCTGGCACAAACCAAACCCAATGCCGGAGAGTGTGACTGATCGGCCTACGAAATCGCATGAACACATTTTTTTGTTGGCTAAGTCTGCGAAGTATTTTTATGACCATGAGGCGATAAAAGAACCGGTAGTCACTGAGACGGGCGGTAAAGGCATCCGTTTTGGCGGCACAAAATACGGCGACAGCGATGACCCGAAGCACGCAACAAAATCGGGCAATGTTTCCGATGGTGCTGAGACTCGCAACAAACGTGACGTGTGGACTGTTCCCACAAAAGGCTACGATGGGGCACACTTTGCCGTTTATCCCACAGCACTAATTGAACCGTGTATTCTTGCCGGTTCACGCGAAGGCGATACGGTGCTTGATCCGTTTAGCGGTTCGGGCACAACGGGAGTTGTTGCGTTGCGTAACGGACGAAACTATTTGGGCTGCGAACTGAACCCTGAATATGCTGAACTGTCACGCAAGCGCATTAGTGACGATTGCGGAATGTTCGGGGAGGTGATTGTTGATGAGTGACGTTGAGAAGGCCGTTATCGGTTCGGTGCTATTGGACAGCAACGTGCTCACACTCTTAGACGGTGTGTTGTCTAGCCAAGATTTTGGTGATGGTCAGTTTGGTTTGTTGTGGGATGGTATTCAGGGGATGCGTTCTAGGCGGGAACCTGTGGACGTTCTCACGGTTGGGGCTGCGCTTGCCGGTTGGGGTGTGCGAACAGTCACACCGGCGGATTTGCACACGTTTGTTTCTAACGTGCCTCATGCGATGTCTGTGCGTCAGTATGCTCGGGCGGTTCGTGAAGATGCCATGAGGCGTAACGTCAGACAGGTGGCCGCGCAAATGTTGCAAACGGTTGACGCTGACCCCGGACTAACTTTGAGCAACGGGATCAACCAACTACGGGATGTGCAGGGCGCGCACGAGTTGAAAAAGTTCACGGTGACGACGCTTGGGGACATTCTCGCGACGGAGGACGTCTATGACTGGGTGATTCCTGGTTTGTTGGAGAAACGTGACCGGATACTCGTTACGGGCGGTGAAGGGTCAGGCAAGTCCACGTTGGTGCGCCAGTTGGCGATTCTTTCCGCTGCCGGTTTGCACCCGTTCACGTTCACACCAACCCCACCGGTGAATGTGTTGGTGATTGACGCGGAGAACTCCGAGTCTCAGTGGCGTCGGGCTTCTCGCGGTGTCGCTAAACAAGCGAAACTTTACGGGTCACATGATCCGGGCGATTTGCGGATTAGTTGCACACCGAGAATGGATTTGACGCGAGACAGCGACCTTGGGCAGGTGCACCGATTGTTGGATGATGCTATGGCTGACATTGTTGTTATCGGCCCGTTGTATCGTCTTGTGCCACGCGCTATCACGAACGATGATGAGGCTTCGCCACTTTTGGCCGCGCTTGACACTATCCGTGACCGTGGGTGTGCTCTTGTCATTGAGGCTCATGCCGGTCATGCGTTGAATCAGGGCGGTGAACGTGACTTACGTCCGAGGGGTTCGGCGGCGTTGATGGGTTGGCCTGAGTTCGGTCTGGGGCTAAGGTTGCCTAAGCCGGGCACTGATGTTTTTGAGGTGACTAGGTGGCGTGGTGATCGTGACCGGCGGGACTTTCCTACTGGTTTGGTGAAGGGTGGTGATTGGCCGTGGACTCCGGTGATTTGAGTGGTGAGGGTTGGCGTGTGATGGTTGGTTCGTGTCTTGTCAGGATGCGTGAGTTGCCGGATGCAAGTGTGGATGCGGTGGTGACTGATCCGCCGTATGAGCTTGGGTTTATGGGTAAGTCTTGGGACTCGTCGGGTATCGCGTTCAATACTGCGGTTTGGGCTGAGTGTTTGCGCGTTCTCAAGCCGGGCGGTCATTTGTTGGCGTTTGGTGGTTCTCGGACGTGGCATCGTATTGCGGTTGCGGTGGAGGATGCTGGGTTTCAGATTCGGGATTCTGTGGCGTGGTTGTATGGGTCGGGGTTTCCGAAGTCGTTGGATGTGTCGAAGGCGATTGACAAGGGCACTGGTGAGAATCGTGCGCGGCAGTTGCGTTTCACCGAGTGGATGCGTTCGACAGGGATTAGTCAAAATGATTGCGCACTAGCAATTTCAGGTTTTGCGAAAAACGTTGAGTCTGCTCGGGCAATGGCGCAACATTATTTCAGCGACAAACAACAACCGGCAATTGCTACGGCAGACGTTTTTGATGCTATGCGCCATTTGTTGCCGGACGTGCCGGAGGAAATCGAGCGTTTGGTTGCGGAGCGCACTGGTATTGAGTGGACTGCATACAAAAACCGCGAAGTGATTGGCAAAAAAACTTCAGGCATTGCCAACAAAGAAGAAGGGCCACGCCACACTATTGGTGCTTCTCAAAGCGTTGAGGTCGATATAACAGTTGGGGCTACTGCTGACGCGGTGAAGTGGCAGGGGTGGGGTACTGCGTTGAAACCTGCGTTTGAGCCGGTGATTGTTGCTCGTAAGCCGTTGGTGGGGACTGTTGCGGCGAATGTGTTGGAGTATGGGACGGGTGCGTTGAACATTGACGGCACACGGATCGGGACAGAAGAAAGAAATATGACCGTAAATGAAACAGGGTTTGGTGCGAATTTTATGGACGATAATTGGCAACCATCCGGCAGCGTTTATGAGAAAACCGTTTCGGGTCGTTGGCCTTCTAATGTGGTGTTGGATGAGTTCACTGCCGGGTTGGTAGACGAACAAAGCGGACAGGTGAAGGGTGGCACTTGGAACACTACTGATGGTGCGCGAATGTTTGACAATGATGGGAAGCCAACGGGTTACGCAACGATGCGCAAGGATGATTCAGTTGGTGGCGCGTCACGGTTTTTTTATGTGGCTAAGGCTTCTAAACGTGATCGCAACGAAGGCCTCGACGCGCTAGAAGAACAACGACACTCAGACCGCGAAAAGGACGACGGGGTTGGCGGAGACAATCCGCGAAACCGAACCAACGCGGCGAAACAAAACTTTCACCCGACTGTGAAACCAACTGACTTGATGCGCCAACTTGTGCGCTTGGTTACACCACCTGGCGGGGTTGTTCTTGATCCGTTTACGGGTTCGGGTAGCACTGGCAAGGCGGCAATACTCGAGGGCTTTGAATTCATTGGTTGCGAACTCACCGAGGAATACTTGCCGATAATTGAGGGCAGACTAAACCACGCTGTTGCCACGGTAAAGGCCGAGCAGGAAAAAGAAAAGGAGAAACTGTTTTGAGCAGATACATGGAACTGTTGGAGTCTGAGCGTTTCGGGGTCACTAGATCCCACGCGCAACACATGGCGGCATTGGACGCTGAACGCACCTACACATATAAACCTGAAACTACATCTAGTCAACCATCAAGTGAAGATATAGACTTATTACGGTTAGAGTGGCAGTCACTAAGATACAAACAGGCAAGAAAACAAGCCAAATGGAAACTAATGAGAGGTAATGATGGCAAAAATTGAGGTAACCGCGTTCGTGTCTGACTGGAAGTTTAAGACTGACGAACCAAACCCTGATTGGGGTATGAAAATCAACGAGTCTCACAGCAAGAAAAACGGTGACGCTTGGGAGATTGTCGGCCACACACGTTTCACGGTGAAGGCCGCTTACGGTGTTGATATTGACTTCAAGGCGTTCAAGTCTGGGGATCGTGTGAAGGTTACAGGCACTCAGGTCACTGAGGAGCGCGGCGAGTACAAGAACCTGGTTATCAAAGCTGACAGTGTTGAGGTTCTCGCGCCTAGTACGCGTTCACAGTCTGCCCGGCAGAGCGTGCCCACTATTTCGGATGCGCCGTTCTAATCATGTTGGAGGGATTGACACCGCCGGCGAAGAAGCCGTTACTGTGCAAACTGTCTCGCTTGCGTGAAGGGTTGGATAAGTCTGATCAGAAGATTCTTGATGACGCTGTTGCGAATACTGAGGATTGGTCTGCTGAGACGTTGGTGCGCGAGTTGCGTAAGCATGGCCTTGACATTGGCCGTGAGACTGTTCGCGCTCATAGGCGCGGTGACTGTTTGTGTGTGTCTGAGTAATGTTGGAGAACCTCGAACCGGCAAAACGGGTGACTGTCAAAAATGACGTTCGCCCTGGTATCGAATTTGACGGTACTGAGGGTACGGCTACGACACCGGGTTATCTGGGTGAGAAAACAAACTTTGACGACTACCTGCGAGAAGCCGGGTTTGACCCTTCTGAAATAGAGGTCACGTCCGACAGTATCCGCACCTCGAGGTGGCAACAGCAAAAAGACGGTGAACTGGTTTGGCTGACCTCCTATCGGTTTCATTTCCGTCGCAAAACTGCGGTGGTCAACCTTCCCTTACTGTTGGCCGAGGCAAAACGACGGGTCAAACCTAAGCCCATAACCTCGCCGGGAAACCGGGCACTTGTCGTCTTGTGGTCTGATTTGCAGGTGGGGAAGGTTGACCATCGTGGCGGGCTGACTGAGTTCGTTGACCGTGTGGAAGTAATGCAGTCGCGCCTGTTGGCGTTGGTGAAACGTGAGAAGCCGAACCGTGTCGTGTTCGTCGATTGTGGCGACACGGTGGAGGGGTTCGACAATAAGGCAAGCGCGAACCAACTGCAAAGCAATGACTTGAGCATCATGGATCAGGTTGACCTTGCCACAACCTACGCATGGCAAACACTCAAACAACTTGTGACACTCGTGCCCGACGTAACCTATCTGTCGGTTGGTTCTAATCACTGTCAATGGAGGGTCAATGGTCAACAGGTTGGCAAGAAAACAGACGACTGGGGAGTCTTCATTGGCCGCCAGTTGGCACGCCTCGCGTCTGA